ACTACTTGCCACTGCTAAGAAAAGCAACAGAAATTCATTGTATGGACAGCTCGTTCGCACTAATGATAGACAGAGCAAAACATATATCTGCAAAAAAATATATACATAGATACTTAAGACAAGACTCCGTAAATCCCTCATATAAAAAAGATTGGAAGGTGTATTACTAATGCTAGGACAAATAAATTTAGGTGACGTTTTAGGCGACATAATTCATAAATTAGCTTTAGACGAACAGTACCTCAATTATGTAGAAATAGGAACTTGGAATGGTCAAGGTTCTACGCTGTGCTTTTGGGATGGACTATCCACCCGAACCGATAACTGGAAATTTATATCTTTTGAAACAAACAAAAATTTTTATGATCAGGCTTTGAATTTTTGGGGGGATAAGCTTAATAATCAGTTTAACTTAGTGCATGGAAGGATTATTGAAATAGAAGACATGTGGACTCTAGAAACTCCACATGTAAAAGCGAATTACGAAAACCATGTACATAAATCCCTCTCTAAAAGATTCTTTGATAGCGACGTAGAGGCTTTTAAAAGCTGTAACAATGAAGCACACCTTTTAGAAAACATGGAAATAGATGTACTACTGTTGGATGGTGGTGAATTTAGCACTTTTGCAGAATTCAAATTGCTTAAACCTAAATCAAAAATTATAATTCTTGACGACACGCTAGAGTTAAAAACAAGAATGGCACACCGAGAATTACTAAGCGATCCAGAATGGGATTGTATTGTTAACTCACATGATAGAAATGGATTTGGTATTCATAAGAAAAAATGAAAAAAATAAAATTGTTAATATTGGATATAGATGGAGTTATGACAAACGGAACTAAGATTTATGATCTTGATGCCAATGTCGTTGGAAAATCTTTTCATGATCATGACTTCAGTGCAATTAATGATCTTAAGCTACAAGTTCCAATAATTTTTTTATCTAAAGATGACAGGGTTAACGGAGCAATGGCGGAAAAAAGAAATATTCCGTTCTTACATGTGCAGAAAAATGAAGACAAATCAGAGTATCTTGAACAACTTTGCGAACAGTATAACTGTGAGCCTAACGAGATGGCCTACGTGGGTGATGACGTGCATGACATAAAATTACTAAAACAAGTAGGGTATGCATTTTGTCCATCGGATGCAATCAAAGAGGTAAAAAATATAGCATACACCATAAATAAAAAAGCTGGTAAAGGTGTTATTAACGCACTTCGGAGTATAATAAAGGAGTTGATATGAATTTTCCAAAAGAAGAAATATTAGAATTTAATAAGTTTTCATATTTACATGATGGAGAAAGGGTGTTTTTTTCTAAAATTGACCGTAATCTACAATACACCCTAGATAGTATCCGCGAAAAGCAACATGAATGCATATTGATAACTGGAAATTCTGATTATGGTCATTATGGTAATTTTTTTGATAGTCCCTCAGTATCGTCAAATTTGAAACACTGGTTTTGCACAAATAAATGCGACGATGACGATAGGTTAACAGTTCTACCTCTGGGAACAGCCAATGTAACACAATGTAAATTAGGAAAGGAGCATGGTTTATGCTGGCCTAAATTTCAGCAAAAACACAACTTATTAAGCACGTTAAATGAAAAAAAGCCGACAAAACTTGTTTATGCAAATTTTGAAACACGTAAAAGACATCATGCAAGAAAGATATGGCAAAATATAGCTCACAAATCTCCTCATATTACTTGGACTACATTTGAATCTCGTAGTCTTTCAGAATTTTACAATGATATATTGGATCATGAAGCAGTACTGTGTCCATTAGGAAATAATCGCGTTCCTGAAGGAGACAATCATAGGGTATATGAAACGTTGTATTGTGGAAGAATACCAATCACTCACGCAGAAAATTATTATCGAACACTTTATCATTTATTCCCAATTATTCTTATACCAGAAACAGAACTTGAAGCTATAGACGACGAACAGTTCATAAGAAGAGAAATACAAAAAATTAAATCTAAAAAATTTGATCTAAAGTACCTAAAATTCTCATACTGGAAAAACATTATACTAAAAGCCAAGAAAGACCTAAAATGACAATAGCCGAAAAAGTTTACAATGAGCAATTGACGAATTTTTAGAAAATAACTCAAATTGGATTAGACTAGAAGATAACAAAACCGGCAATGGTCTTTTAGCGATAAAGAGAACAAAGTGAACAATGTATTAATAATGGGTGCTGGATCTGGACCATCCATTTCTATCATAAAGATATTAAACAAACAGAAGGAAATTGACTTACGTTTAATTGCCTGCGATATGGACAATTTAGCATCTGGTCTTTATCTTTGTGATGATTATTTTTTGACACCTAGTTGTTCAGACCCAACCTTTGTAGACTTTATAGAATCTATGTGTAAAAAGCTAAAAATAAATTTTATATTTTGCCCGCTAGATGTAGAGAGTTTAGTTTTAAGTAAGCACAAAAAAAGGTTTCAAAATCTTGGAATAGAAATGTCATGCGATCATTGGGAAAAAATAATACTGGCCACTGATAAAAGTTTAGCTCACTGTATTTGCAAGTTGTTTAAAATAAAAACACCAAAAACATATATCAACAAATTCCCTTCAAAAATATTAAAAAAACACATTTATAAACCAGCCATTGGAGTTGGTGGAAAAAACAATTTCGTAATAAAAAAATATATAGACCTAAAAAAAATTAAAACAGAAAATGATACACAGTTCCTATGTCAAGAATATATAGAAGGAGGAACTGAATATAGCATAGATATATTTTGTGACAATAGCGGGCAACCTGTTTATTGTATACCTAGAGAAAGAATCTCTGTTAAATCTGGACAAATGGTTAAAGGTCGTACAGTAAAAGATAAACAACTAGAAGAATATGCTAAATATGTTGCGAAAAGTTTTAAAATTGCTGGAGCAAGCTGTCTACAATGTATAAGAAAAAACAGTGAAATATTTTTTATAGAATACAATCCAAGATATGGAACTGGTGTAAATCTTTCTAACGCTGCCGGTGTTTCATTACCAATCTTAGATTTAAAGATGCGTGTAAATAATCATATAAACAAGAGTTTAACATTTAAAGAAATAACAATGTCTAGATATTGGAATGAAGTTTTTATATAAAAATTGCATACTTGATAATCACAACACTAAGCATACATAATTAAGGAAACAAGACGTGAATAAAAGTATAGGCATTGTGGGATTCGGATATTGGGGTAAAATTATATTTAGAAACCTAAGACAATTAGGATATTCAAATATTACGATATGTGAAACCAAGGAAATTGAATGGGTTGAAGTTGGAGAAAAACATACACAGATTTACGATTACAAAGAATTGAATTGTGAATCAGTATTTGTTGTAGTCCCTGTCGAAAATCATTATAAAGTCTGCAAACATTTCCTTGAACGTGGAATTGATGTATTTTGTGAAAAGCCATTAGATACAAATTTGGAAAACTGTCTAGAATTATATGAAATAGCCGAAAAACATAATTGCAATTTATTTGTAGATTGGATTTTTGTATACAATCCAGCAGTTTCACAAATAAAAAAACTTATTCAAAAATTTGGGAAACCTATAAGCATTATAGCTAATCGTATGAATTTTGGTCCAGTTAGAAACGATGTAAACGCAAGATGGGATCTTGCTTCTCATGATGTCTCTATCGCCTGTCATTTGTTAGAACAAGTGCCGCAGGAATCAAAGTGGCTGGATTTCAACAGAAATAAAAACTCCACACAAAACGACAGTTCTGTGGGAATATTAACCTTTTCTAATACCTCTGTACAAATTAATACAAGTTGGCACTACGGAATTAAAAACAGAATGTATGTTTTTGAATTTGAAGATTTTTTTGTGCATTGGGATGATAATACTAATACAATATTGTATAGAAATGAAATTGTACCCACTGAAGAGTATTCGCCACTCCATATGTCTATAAAAACCTTTTTAAGCAAAAACGACAAACAAAATAATAAAAAACTAACTTTGAATATTACATCAACGCTTCAACATTAAGAAAAGGTATATTTATATGAAGTTTTCACAATCTACTACCACACCACTTCTTATAAAGATCTTATAGGAATATAATGATACAATTTAACGATCTTGCCTCTCAATGGCTAACTATAAAAGAAAACGCCATGCCAGAAATTCTGGAGCTTTTTGAGAACTCTCAGTTTATACTTGGTCCACAAGTAGAAAGATTTGAAAATTCATTTTCTATATTTTGTAATTGTAAATATGGTATAGGTGTATCAAATGGGACGGATGCTATAAAAATTGCATCGAAATCAATAGAACTTGGAAACTGTCCTAGAATCTTTATGCCAGCCAACACTTTTGTAGCTACATGGCTTGCAGTCAAAGAAGCATATCCAAACAGTCAAATAACAATGATTGACATAGATAAATATGGCCAGATAGATACAGTTAAATTGGAGCAGGGTATAAAAAATTATAAGGATCAAGGAGGTGAAGATTGTTTAGTTGTTGCAGTACATATGTATGGTTGCTGTGATGCTATTGATGAAACTTCTAGAATAGCAAATAAATATGACAAGTGTATCTTAATAGAGGACGCATCCCAAGCACATGGTGCTAAATCAAAAAAAGGAACTCTTGCGGGCTCCGTTGGAGAATTAGCTACATTTTCTCTTTATCCAGGTAAAAACCTTGGAGCTGCTGGAGATGCTGGAATCATAGTTACAAACAACAAAATCCTGGCGGAAAAATGTAAAATGTTAAGAAACTATGGATCAAAAGAAAAATATATACATGAAGAGATTGGCTTCAACAATAGACTAGACTCACTACAAGCAATTATTCTGTATTGGAAATTGAAACAACTAAAGTCTTGGAATATAGCTAGATCACATTGGGTAAATTATATAAAATCACAACTGAACAATACTGAAATAGATTGGATGTTGCCAAATAATGTTGAACAGGTTTATCATATTCTTCCAGTATTATTAAAAAATTACGACAAAAGAAATACATTTATACAATATCTAAATAGTAATGAAGTGCCTTGTGGTGTACACTATCCAATACCAATACACAAAATGCCATTTTTTAATGAACCCCATGGATATTTAAAGCGTACCGAAAGTTATTGTAATAGAATGGTAAGTCTTCCTATACACCCATTCTTGAAAAAAACAGAAATAGATAACATGATGCAAGTCATCAACAATTTTAGAGGTTAATATATGAAAGATATAAATTCTCAGTATGTAATAAAAAAATATAATAATGGATGTAGTTGTGCAGAGATTGCTGAAGAGTTTAACACATATTCTAAAAAGATTGAAAGAATTTTAAAGAAAAACGGAGTACAAATTCGCAGCAAGGCAGAAGCTATGAAACTGGCTATCAAAAAGGGCCGGGCTGAGCATCCCACGGAAGGCAAAACTAGAACAGAAGATACTAAACTTGCTATAAGTAAAGGTGTTGAAAAGGCTTGGAAGGACATGCCAGAAGAAG